CTCTCGATTACATCATATCTATCTTCAGGGATTGAAACATAATGATCTTCAAAAAGACCTCTCATTCCTTGAAGGAATGATTCAGTCATTTCGGTCTTAAGACCGTGCTCAACTGCGAGTGCATTTTCAGAAATCCACTCGTCAGCAACATACTCAAGGTAAGAATCAACGCGGTCAGTAAGACCTTCTTTGATTGCTTCGATTTCTTCTACAAGTGCAACTTCATATGCTGCTTGTAGATCTTCTTTGATTTCAGCAACTTTCGATTTGATTGCTGCTTCGAAAATGGTACGTGCTTTCTCTTGGAATTCCTCAGAAAGCTCTTCACCAGCAAGGAGAGCATTGACATCTTCTTCGATATCATACTCTTCCTTCATTTCATCTTCATCTTCTTTCTTCTTGTCATCTTCTTCAGATTTGGAAGGATTCTTTTTACCATATTCCTTCTTATCTTCTTTTCTATCAGACTCACTGCCTTCATCTTCCTTCTCTTCTGCTTCAGCAATCAGATCCTCTTCATCATACTCAGAATCTTCCTTCATACCTTGACCAGGTGCTGAAACTGAAGTTGCTGATGGGCGAAGAGTTTCTCCTGCACCCGCCTTAGCATTAACTACATTTTTGACTTGCTGAAGAGTTGCACCAGGGGTGTTAAGTTTTGCTGAATCATCGGTTGAACGATAATTGTCTGGAGTAGGACCGCCAAGATCTTCCCAAGCACCTGTTTGTCCGGGAGCAATTCCAGTGGACAACTTGTGCATTGGTTCGGCAGGGGCAGCTCCTTTGGTTACTACGTTTTCCATTTCTTGTAAATTTCTACCAACGGACATTTGAGTGATTGTGTTATAATCTATATTTATTTATTAAATCAAAGATTTGAAAGAAATTCTTGGAACAATTCAACTTTATGTTCCTGAAGTGTTCTTTCATCTACTAAGGTATTAATTGTGCGCTTAGTTTGTTCGGCAAGTTTTTCACGAAGAATTCCGCCTTCCCAAACCCATTCTTTACCTTCCATAATTCCCGAAACAAAAGCATCGGGAGCAGAAGGATCGGCAACGATATCTGCAGCGGTTGCAAGCATAAAATCTTCACCGACAATTTTATGACCTTCATTGGTCATGCGAAGAGAACCTACACCACGAGAAGAAACACCAAGCATAACTCCTTCATTAACGAGGGATTTTGCAATCTTACCCATTGGAGTTTCTAGGAGTTGTGCCTTACCAATAAAATTAGTTCCCTTTTGTTCTAAGCAAACAATTTTATGAGAAACACGGTCAAGATTAACAGTAGGTCCCTCAGGATGACCAAGTTCTCCTAAAGCACGACCTTTGGAAACAAATGCTTCATTGTATCTGTTTACCTCTTTTGCAAGAGTTGACATTGGATACATTCTTCCATTACGGTTGCAAATGTCTCCTTGAAGGAAAATACCTTCAATAAACATTTTCTTTTCAGCACCTTTTCCTTCAGTGATGAATTTGACCTGTGATACTTCTTCTGTGATAAGTTTCATTTTATTCTGATACTAGAGTGACTACTTCTGAAATATTAAAAAATGTACCTACATCATCAGTCAAGCAAGCAACTTTGACACTTTTTACCAATGTTGCAGCGCCAATACTTACATTAGTAACTGAACTACTATTGAAATTTAAAGTAACCGAAGAATCATCTAAAGATACAATAGCATTATGAGATGTATTAATTCCAGATGTTGTGGCGCCTTCGATAGTTACATAATCTGTTGCAACAAATGGATTACCTGCATTATTATCAAATGTTACTGTAGTAGTAGCACCTGTAGTGATTCCGGCAATTTTTTGCCTCTTCATGTTTTCTTTCAAAATATCTGTTCCATAAGGAACCACATGAAATGAGTTTCTGTTTACGGAAGGATTAGTTCCAATAGAAACATATCCACCATAACTACTCGACGTTGCACCAATTGTAACTCTCAAATAACCGGTCTTCAGTGCAATAGGAACACTTGTTATAGCAACACCTGCAGATGGTGCTAATCTTGGAATTTGAGTATCTTGGATAACTTTAATTGCCATTATTCTTGGTCCTCGGTGTAATCTTCATCCCCATCTTCTTCAGTGTCTTCATCATCAACCTCAAATTCTTCTTCACCTTCAGAATCATCACCAAACATGGATGCAGCAACATAGGGGCGAGCACTATCTACTCTTTCTGCTGCTTTCGTGTATAGTAGGTCCTTAATTCTGTCGGATACATCCGCAGCAGAACCGTCAGTTGCAATCAAATCGATAAGTTCTTCCATAAAATTATTTTATTATTATAAGATTATTTATATCTTCCCACCTTTGGGCTCTGGGGGAAGTTGTGGTTCAGGTGCAGCAGCCTCTGGAGGAACTTCACCCATCGCTTGTTGCTCTTGTGGAACTTCTCCACCAGGAGGTAATGGATTCCCCATTTCATCTACTGGAGCATTTGGATCTGGAAGAATTCCTTTTTGAATTTCATCTTCGATTTGTTGATCAATTTCAATAATTTCTGAATCAGTTTGACGAAGAATTTTCTTACGAACATATTCGGTAGAATAGTATTTGCCAATATATGGTTCCATTTGAGTTAGCAACCCTAAACGATTACCAAGTAATTCTGCTTCTTTCAATTCTGCAAATTGATTATCATATAGAAAATCATATTGAATATGATCGGTCATTACATCCCAATCTTCTGGGGTTACAATATTTTTGAGAAGTAATTGGGTGCGGAGTAAATCATTGAACATATTTGCAAAACGCTTTCTCAGGCGTCCAACAAATTTTGCAAACTTAAGTTCATCTCTTAAAATTTCTGATGAACGACCAAGATTGAATCCATCTCCGCCACCAGCAATTCTAGATTCTGGAACTCCTAGTGCTCTATAAAGTTTCTTTTGGAAATACTCAATATCAGCAAGTTCTCCAAGATTTTGACCACCTGGAAGGGTTGTGATTTCTGTTCCCCTACCACCTTCTCTTCTTGGCAACCAAAAATCTTCAAGCATACTCATGAATTTGCGGTCATCACGAACTTCGCCTGTATTTGCATCATATACAAGCTTGTTGCGATATCGACTCATAACATCCTTAAGATATTGCTCTGCTTTTACCTTAGGAAGATTGCCAACATCAATATAGAAAATTCTACGTTCTGGAGCACGAGATAATCTGTAAATTACAAGAGAATCCTCAATCATTCTAAGTTGATTGAGTGCTTTAATTGCTTTATGAAGATATGAAAGAACCGTTCCTTTATTTCTATCTACCAATCCTGAGGTGCAATAAGTAATTGAATCTTTTGCAATTTTTACAGAATTCTTCGATGCTCCACCAGTCAAACCGCCGATTGAACCTGCTGGATAATTTGGTGTTGGGCTATAGATGAAATATTCTTCAATTTCCGGATAAGTAACTCCTTGAGTTTGTAAAGAATTGAGACGAACCAAACTTGTATTTGCATCAGGTTTTTTCTCCTGACGAACATGCTTTATTTTCATTGGATCGATGTATCTTAATTCCTGTATTCCTGCTTCAGGATTTTTTACATCGATTACTTTTAGATAGAAAACTCTTCCATCAACATACCAATTCCTAAAAATTTCATGACACTTCTTATCAAAGTCCATGATTTCTTTAATATATTTAAATTCACTTCTGATAATATCCTTCAACTTGTTACTTGCATTTAAGTTTGACAACTCAATTTCAACTGGCGAATCATAAAGATCGCTCACAAGTGCTTCATTTACAACATCTTCAATTGCAGCATCACATTCTGGATGCAGAGACATCTCACGATATCTGCGAATTAAATCATATTCAGTTCTGTAGACACCTTCAATATCTACATATTGACCATAAAATCCCGATTGAATATAATAATCAACCCCGTCCTCATTATTAGGAGGAACGGGGGAAATTATAGATTTGGATTTCTTTTCGTTGCCTTCAATCGAAAAACCAAATAGTTTCGCCATTTTATAAATTTAAACTGTTAATATCTACTATTTAGTTAATATCCTGACCACCAGCTTTTGCCGATGTTCCCTTAACTGCTTCCCACCAGAGAACTTGCATTTCTACAGTAAACTCCTGAATCGAATCGGTTTCGTATGAAAGATTGATTGTGGAGATATTCGTTGGGAAGAGGTCATACATGTGATATGCTCTCAATGTTGACCCATCACGGTCTAATTGATAAACATATGCGTCTGCTTGATAAAGTGCTGGGTCTGTAATACCAGTATTATCAGACACACGATTGATTGTATTCATCCAGTTTTCAAAAGCAGAACGAATAGCAAAATCTGTGTCGTTAATAACTGTAATGGTCCAAGTTTCAAAACTGCGATCTCCTGCAAGTTTCAGAGTTCTTCCTCTAAATGCAACTTCAAGTGGTGCTACACTTGAAGAAGGTAGAGCAGCAGATTTTACAAGTAATCTTGATTTGTCAAGAGTATTGGAATCAGTTGGTGCTGCAGCTGGGAAAGAAAGAACTACTTCGAAAAGATTACTTCTAGCGCCACCACCCGACAGTTTACTTTTGAAGTCGGTAATCTTCCTTAAAGGAGGTGGATTTAATTGGTTGTAAGATGCCATAGTTTTTTAAACCTCTAGGTTAATTAAAATTTTCCGATTACTTCTTCAAAGGAAACACCAGTTTTGGTGGCGACAAAAGTAAGACCAATAAAGTTAATTGATCTTGCAGGTTTAATGTAGATGTCAGCAACAAATTCATTATTATCTATAACAGTAGCGGTGTTATTTGTTTGATCACAAATAACAACATAATCATAAATCCCTCTCTTCGCTTGAACATCACGGAGAAATGGTTCAACAGTATTTACAAAGTTTGTTCTAGTGATTTCATCATTAAATTCGAAGAGTTGATCCTTTGCAGCATTCGTGATTGCATTTTCAAGGTGAATGAACAGACGACGAACATTAATGCGATCAAATGCTGATGCCTTAGCATATCCAGTTTTATCACCAAACAGAATAATACCTGCTCCTGGAGAGAAGATTACTGGATTTACTCTATTTGTGTAGAGTTTATCTCTTTGAGATTTGGATGGATTGTATGCCAATTTAACGGCATTTAGAATAGCACCTCTATTTGTTCCTGCAGGTGAGTACCATGGGAAGTTATTAATATCATTACGAGCACAAAGACCAGCAATATCCCCATTTAAAGGAACATATCTAAAGGTATTTGAGAATCTATCATACATGTACTTATAACCAGAGTCAAATACTGCATAAGTCGATGAAGTAATTGGTGCAAAGAAGTTGACTACATTTGTAGTAATATCTGCAGCAGAATTAACCGTAACTGCAGTTTGTGATGAAGTATCAGTTAATGCAGCACCTCTATATGGTGAAATGAATGCTAAAGAATCTTTTCTTAGTTCTGCAACAGAAATTAATTTATTTGCAAGTGCTTGAGCAGTAGAAATGCTATATCCAGCAGATCCCATCAATAAGAAATCAATCTTATAATTGTCAGTATTTTCGAATAAATCATATCCAGATGAAAGACCAGCAAGAGATACTGTGAGTGCTCCAGATGTTGTAATATCTGTCGCGCCATCGTAGTTTTTACCACCTGCTAAAGTATTGGTTGAAGGACCTGTAGCAGCAAAAATTATTCCTCCTGCACCACCATCAGCAGTTTGATCCCAACCAACATCTGATGCTAGTGCGAATGAAGTTGCAACTCCTGTAAATCCAGTTGTTACAATACCTGCGGGTGCGCTTCCAGCAAAGATATATTGAGAATTAGATGCAATATACTTTCTCCAGTAAGAAGTGCTTCCTGCAGAAAATTCAGCATCTGTTGCTTTTGAAAGTGAAAGATGCTTCTCAAGAATTGTTCCAGCATTTCCAGTAACATTTCCAAGAGCGTCGATTACTACAACATGAACCTCATCAAATCTTGAGTTTCTAGCAGCAGCAAATGTTGAAGTTGAAGGTCTTGGTGCAATATTATTCCAATTAATAGTTGAAGTTGAAGTTAATCCAATGGTTTGTTGATCGAACCAATCTACCTTAGAATATGGAGTTGCAGTAGCGACTCCTGTGCCGCTGCTATTATAAACACTAATACTTGTAGAAGAGTCGAATTGATAAACTCCACCTGGTTGATAATCAACTGCAGTTTCTGTTCCACCAGAAACATAACTCAGAACTTTAACATCAAGAGTGCTTGCTCCAATTCCAGTAATAATACCTTTTAAGTATCCATTTAAGGATGAAGTTGAACCAGCTCCAGGAAGAGTTGTAGTAATTGCTTGAGTTACTCCATATCCAACTTGAAGAGATGCACCAGATGTTGTATTAATTCCCAAAGTTTGGTCTGCCTTACCATCAACAATGGCAACTCTAATACCATTTGACCATGAACCTGGATTCTTTGCCGCAACTACTACATTAGAAATGGTATTCTCATCGTATCCAAGTTGAGTATAGTGATCTAAACTCTTAATTTTTACACTTGAAGCAGTTCCAACAAATCCATTTTTTAAATCTGCATCATCTGCTCTTACAACTTGAAGTGCTCCGCCATATGCAAGATATGAAGAAGCAGTCAACCAATGCTCATAATGCTTATCAATCGCATAGGGCTCTCCGAAAGTTTTCAGTAAATCATTCTCATTCTCTACCAAAAATGGTGAATCTACAGGTCCTTTCGCAAAAGGTGCAACAATTGCACCGATTTTGTTTGAAGGAGAAGTAGCTCTTCCAATCGTTAAATCAACTTCTTTTACTGTAATTCCAGGAGATGCTAAATTTAGTGGCATCTTTATTCTCCGTCTATCCAGAATATTCTAGAAGTATTTATAAATTCCTACCCCTTGACCGACTATCTGTAATCCCACATATGAGAGCGGTCTCCATATTCATCTACATTCCATATTTCTTCTGACTGAATTTGACTTTGACTATCAGCAAATACCCATCTATCTCCAGTTTCAGAATCAACAAAAGATTCCATTTCATCTAAACCATCCACAATAAAACCAAAAGGAGACATATCTTGCTCAATTTGATTTTTCTGCTCTTCATAGATTCTTTTACGAACATCATTGTTCGTCATCTCTTTAAAATAATCTTGAGCAACTAACCAAGAAAAAATAACCAAGCACATCGCTAAGTCATCATTACATCCTTCTTCTGCCTCAAATGAATTCTTTCTTTGAATAAAAGTCGTTAGTTCTGAAATAATATCATAATCCTTGACAAGTAATTTATCATCTTCAACTAATGTCCTTAGATTGGAACATCCCAACTTTTTCACAGCAGCAGTCATGCGAACACCCAGTTGAGATTTTTTGCCACTAAATCCAGAACCCACAATCTGCCCTGCACGACCTCTCATCGCACACATCAGAACATTATCATATTCAAGGTCGAAGTGAAGAATACTTGCTACTTGGTCTCCAATATCATTGACTTCAATTAATAACCAAGAATCATTATATCCCTTTGCTACTTCATGAATAATGCTTGGAAATAGCATCGGTTTGATTTCATTATTTTTATATTTTGCTACTATCCTATATGGAAAATTAGTAATATCAAAAACAATAAAGGCAGAGTAATCATTACCAATTCCTCTTGCCACATCGACTGTGATTAGGTAATTATTCTCCTCTTTTGGATGCTCGTAAACATCTAAACCGGCATTTCTTTTAAGTGGATCATCATAGACGAGAGTTCTTAATTTTGCTGCATTAATTAAAGTATCAACCGATCCTAAGAATTCGCACTCAAACTCAACTTTAAATTGCTGCTCACTTGTGTTTGCAATCGTCTGTGCCTTCCATGCATCGTCTCTACCAGGCACTTCAGACCAATGGACATCTGTAGGTACATATTCGTTCTTGCCCCGTTCAGAGTCGTGCCACATACGGTAGAAGTGGTTCATACCGCGTGGGGTAGAAACAATAATTACTTTCGTACTTTGACCAGAAGAAATAGTAGGATAAACCGAAGCAAAGAAGTCATCAGCGATGTGATTCGGGATGAAAGCGAATTCGTCCAAAAAGATGACATTATAGGATCCGCCTCGGACAGCAGATGAGGAAGTAGAATTTGATGAAATCTTCGATCCATTTTCTAA